AGCACCAGAGGTAGGAAACTTTGTATCATCATCAGTTATAGTTGTCTGCTTTGCCATACCATCTAACTGGTTTAGATCGGCAAGGTCAGCAGTTAGGGCGGTACTATCAGCTAACTTAGAAGCTGTACCTGATTGCATACCAGCTAGTGTTGTTAGTTCTGCATCTGCTATTTCAGAAGTAGTAACTGAGTTTGCTGCAAGATGACTTGCATCAAGAGGACTACCAGCTATAAGACTTTTGATTTCTGATACTGTTTGATCTGCGGTAGCACCTGCTTCAATAGCATTTAGTTTTGTATGGTCTGCATCTGTAAATACATTAGAGTCTGTTGCTGACTCTACTAAGGTTCTTATCTCAGCAGCAGTTTGGTCAGCAGTTGCACTTGCTTCAATACCATTCAACTTAGTATGGTCTGCATCAGTAAACACGTTGCTATCACTAGCACTTTCAACAAGTGTTCTTATTTCACTAGCAGTCTGGTCTGCTGTAGCAGCAGTTTCTATACCATTAAGCTTTGTATGATCTGCGTCTGTAAAGACATTACTATCTGTTGCACTTTCTACTAATGTTCTGATCTCTGCTGCTGTCTGATCTCCTGTAGCTCCTTCTTCAATACCACCTAATTTATCTGTAATTTCTTGTTGAGCAAATAATACCTGATCGCTGTTTGTATCTAAATCTGTTTCTGTTAAAACACTACCATCTTGAAAATCTACTTTCTTTGCACTTATATTTGTATCTCTTTGAAACTTAACAGCAGCACCATTAGCAGGGGTATTACCAGAAGTAAAGGTAACTGTTGATCCGCTTATTGTGTAATGAGTATCTAATGTTTTTAAGACCCCTGCTACTGTTACATCTACCTCATTGTTGGCTAAGAACGAAAAAGATATTGCAAAATTATTGGTACTACCATTACCAGTATGTGTTGTTGCTGTCGCTGTGGTGTTAGTAGCCATGATTAAAAGGAACTATTGTTAAATGTACCTAAGTTAAGTTTATCAAACTCTTTAAGCAATACATCATTAAAGTTTTGATTCTTTTCTTCAACTGCATTTATTCTATTATTTCTATCTTCTTCTGTCATTTCAGTTTGCATATACTCTATCATACCTGCTTTTATATATTTGGTATTTATCTTAGATAATTCTTGGAATATTTCTTCTGATGCTCTTTGTCCTTCTTCACTTTGTAATCCATAATTTTTAATAGTATTTCTTCGTAGTTGTATATAATCTGTATTTATCTCTGCATTGATAGCTTCTTTTATATTCATATTTCTACCTTTATATTTTAGTTCTACAAGGTTTGTAATTTTTTTCAAAGTATTATATTCATTTCTATCTAATTTTTTTGGTATGAAGTCTGCTGATCTTAAATTAGGTAATACTGATCCTCTTATAATATCTGGCGGTGGAGGTAACATTTTACCTATTTCAGCTTGCACATCAAGAACTAAAAAGTTTTGACTTTCTCCTATAGGTCTATTGTAGATAAATTGAAAAAGACCTCCTTCTTTACGTGGATAAGTTATTACATTATTAGTTATATGCTCTACTTGTGAAGGAAGCTTACCTCCTACATTTAAAGGTACGATTTCTTTAAACATCTTATCTACTGTATTTTCAAGAGCTTGTACTATATAATTTGCTTTATTAAAATCTTCGTCACTATATGGCAAGCTTTCATTAGCACCATCTCCTGAGTATGTTTTTGAATCACGTTTTATAAATTTTCTTAATTGTGTAGGATCGCCTGTTGATTCAAACAAAGCTTTAGCATCTTCCTCATTAAATCCCATTGTTTCTTTTATAGCTGCTGGTACTCTTGCAAGTCTTTTAAACAAACTTGAATAAGGGAAGTTAGCGGATACTTGCCTACCAATATAATCAAGAAGTTTTTTGTCTCGATATTTCAAACCTTCATCTATACCTTGTTCAGTTAGTTGTCCACCTGCTGAAAGAATTTTCAATAGCTCTGATATTTGACTTGTATATGTTTTACCAAACATATTACGACCAACAAAAGCAAACCAAGTTCCTACATATTCCATTACTCCTTCTCCTTCATCAGGCAACCACGGCTGCATCTCAGCAAAATCTAACCAAGTTCTAACTAAAGAAGCTAGTGGATCGGGTATAAACTCAAGACTCTTATAGATATATACAGGCTTACCATTTCTTAGCAAAGGATCGCCATTCTCGTCATACTGTAAAACAGCTTTACTATAAGGTCGCCAACCATTTTTATACATAGAAATCCATTGTGCAGCACCTTCTTTGGTATAAAAATTAGGACCACCACCTGTTAAAAATTCTTTTTTATATTCGTCATCTACATCTTCAAATTGTTTATTAGTTAGAAATAACATTAAAGTACCAAGTGCAGCACCCATTCTTATTTGACCATTTGCCTGTTGACGAACATAAGGGTCTGGACTATTTAAGTCAGCAACCATATCAGGCAAAAGAAACTGATTGACACGATTTAGGTTTACTCTCTGTCCACTTGGTAATGTAACTTGTATTGGCATATTTACTATTGGCAAGTATCTTGCAGTTTCTAAAAACATATTGGTTGGAGTTCTTGTAAATTTAAAATAAAATCTAACTGCTGGATTGTTTATAGCTGCATCATTTATAAACTTTGCACCTTTACCAAAATAACTGTCTGTTCTTATGTCTTGAGTAAAGGTAATAGTTTTACCAACTTCTTTTGCTCTTGTAAGTATTCTTTGTATTACTGCATCAGTTGGTTGCATTTGTCTTGGTCCAACTACTCCTTCATCTAATGGATCAATTCTACCTAAAGTTCCTTCTTGACCTCTAAGTAAATAAGATATAACACCATCTACAGTTCCTTTTATATATTTTGTTAAATCTTCTCCTTCTAAATTTCTACCAACACCTTCATTAAAAGCTTCAAATGCAGTAGCAGCAATAATATTAGGTGCTTGTATTAAGGCATCATTAGCTGTCATTAATCTACTAGGTAGTCTTATGATTCTTCCAAACTCGTCATAAGCTCTTAAAGGCCAGAAGCTAGAATCTGAAGATATAATAAATCGTTGACCTGTATCTCCTTTAACATTTCCAACATTGATAAAATTGTCTTCCATATCCCATGATCTTTTCCAAGCATTTACACCAAAATCTAAGTTATAAAATAAATAAGACATATATTGTTGTGCTGCCCTTAATTCTTGAACACTACTAGCACCTACAAAATTATTCATTGCTTTCATAAATGTCATCATTGCACCAGAATATAAATTTATTGCTTGTGTATTAGGACCAGAAAGAACAGCATTAATACCAATTTCATTTATAATTCTTGCACCTTTGTCTAATCCTTTTATAAGTGAAGTAGAGATAGCATCTTGATTTTGTATTGCAACAAGTTTTCTAGGATCACCACTTGCTGCTTTTAAAGTAACTGCTGCTTGATTTAACTTTGAATAATCTCCTGTTTTTGTAGCTTCCTCTAAAGCTTCTGTAAGTCTAGTTTTTAATAATTGATTTCTTGATATTGCGTCATCAATATCTATTTGTAACTCAGGTACTTTAGCAGTAGCAGCAGCTTTCTCAGCAGGTGTCATACCTGTTATCTCTTCAACTGTTTTGCCTTCTATACCTTGCTCTGTCTTCATACCAAAAGACTTAACAGTTCTACCTGCTTGTGTTCTTAGTGGCAGACCTAGTGTTAACCATTCTTCTACATCTGTTAGTGCTTCAAACAGATCATCAATACTTTTCTGTATCTTTGCAGAATCTTTTGTCTTAATAAGGTCCATCATTATTTGGTTCTTATTAGCTACGTTTTCTGTTGCGAGTGTTATAACTTGTGCAACTGCAAAATTTAAAGAATCACTAGGAACTAGGTTATACATCTTTGCATACATTTCTGCATATTCTTTTATCGCACTTGTATTAGATAACTTAACAACTCCTTTATCAAACATACCTAGACCTTCAAGCCTTGTTTGTACTTGGCTTTTAGAGCCTACAAAAACATCTTCATCTTTTAATTGCCTGATTATTGATTCTACTAATTCTTGTTGTCTTGGTTTAAATTCTTTAATAAAAGCAACTGATTGAGGATTCTTTGTAAGATCGCCTAAGTTTTGTTTTTTGCCAGTAATACTTGTTTGCACTTCTTGGGAATATTTAGCATCAGCAGGTACTTCTATTGTTAGTCCTACTGTGTTACCTTGACCTGCTTTTGCGTTACCTGTTTTATCAATAACTATCTGTTTTATTTTTTCATGTATGTTAGTTCCATGTTGTCTTATTTCTGCTTCGGTAAAACCTTGAGTAATAAAACTTTCTAAAATTTTATCTGCGTACTTTGGTGGTTTTGTTTTCTTATATCTCAAATACCAAGCCATCTTATCAAAATCAGATTGAAAAATTATTGGTGCATCTCCATAGTTAGGTTTTGTATTTTTAAATTGATTAGGCATTATATATGTTCTGACAGAACCATCTATAGGTCTTGTATTTGTTTGACTACTTGTACCAGAACCTTCGTTTTTTAACTTTTCTCCAATGTTGTCGTAATTTTCTCCTTTACTTTCTATATCATTTTTTAAAACTTTATTTGCTTTAGTTATGTTTTCGTTTGCTTCCTCTACAACTTGAACTTCTTTTTTGTTCAAGTTAAATATGTTGTTTGTTTTATCAAATTTATAATTTTTATATTTAGTAAATATCTTATCTAATCCGTCAATAGAGACTTTAAATCCAGTACCAAAAGCAGCACCTAAACCAAATGAAGCATAGTATTCATCTAAAGTTACGTCATCTCCTAATATATCTCTTAAAAAAGTTTCAGTAGTAGCAATCGTTCCACCATAACCACCTGACGCAGCTACACCTTTCCAACCTTTTAGAGTTACACCAAAAGGAATAATTTGTGTAAAACCTGCTGCAACAGCTTCATTCTGATTAGGTTTAAAATTTACTCTGTCTTCTTCTTTTACTCTTTGTTTTTGTGCTTCTATATTTGCTGTATAACCTACTGAAAATTGACCAAGAGCATATATAGCTTTAGACCAACCATTACCCATTAGTAAAGGTGCAAATACATAATCTGCTGTTATACCTACACCTATCTCTATACCTAAACCTTTTGCTAACTTATTTAGTTGTGACTCGTCATCAGCTTCAAGCATATTAATAGTAAAACCTTTGTCTTCATAATGTTTCATTACATTTGCAAGACCTTTTTGGAACTCTTCGCTTTCTACTTTTTCTCTAGGTATCTTGTTTCCTAAAAACTCTTCACCTGTAAAACCTGTTTCTTGTTTTATTAACTTGAAAAACTGCTGTCTATCTCTTAAACCTTTAATTGGTTTATTATTAAAACCTAAGTTAGTAAACTGATTACCTTTTATAAAATCATAAACACTTAAAAATTTTAAACGTGCTTCAAGGTTTGGTACAGTATCTTCTCCAACTGAAAAGTCTATAGTTTTATTGAATATATTTCTTGTCTTATCATTTGGTTCTGCATATAAATCAAATGGCTCTTCACCATCTTGTAAAAAAGTATTTGTGTAATCACTAAAGTTATATTCTGTATCCCAATCTATCCAACTTTTATCCATATTAAATATTTTTTTATTATCAAAGACATTTTCAAACTCAACTTCTGGCTGCTGTTCTTCTGTTGTATTATCAGTTGTTTGATTTTCAGAAATTATTTCTTGAAACTTTTGATCTATATTTATATCTAAAGTAGGTTTCTTTTCATTTTCAATGCCTATATCAACAGTAGGCTTTTCTTCGTTTTCATAACCTATGTTGTTGTTTGATGGTGTAAAAGTCATTACTTATCTTTTTGAGAAGTATCTTCCCATAACATACTAAAGATCTTATTATAAGTCTCCTGACTTTCTTTAACTGGTTTGTTAGATGTAATTTCTTCTACTGTAAACTTTTCTATTCCTTGATACATAGGTACTAATATACCTTTTTTATTTAATTCTTTTCTAGTTAATTCTTCTATTATATTTTCTTTAAAACGATCTCTGTCAATGGTATTTAATCTTGCTCTAGCCACTCTCATAAATACACTTTGAACTACACCTGCTATATCTTCTGGACTACTTAAGGTAGCTTCTGTTAAAACCATATTAACTATTGCATTTTTTGTTTTGATGTCTTCTGGCTTATTGCTATAAAATAATTCAGAATATATCTTTGTAGCTTCTTGTTGTATCTCAGGAGTTGAACTATCTGCATAAGCATGATTTATAACACTTTTAATATATTTAGTATCTTTTTCTAATTCAACTTTTCTTTCTCCACTTCCATAAGCAGTAGCACCATTAAATCCTTTCCATAAATTTGTTTTTGTTTCTATAAGTGGTGTAATTTCTCCTTTAGATTTTTGTATTGTTATTTTTGGTATTTTAAATTTTTGACCAACACTAATATTATTTTGTTTTTCTTCAGTATCTAAATTATTTAATTCAGCAATATTCAAATAATTTACACCTTCAAACTTATCGGCAATAGAACTTAAAGTATCTCCACTTTGTACTTCATAAATAGTTTCTTGTTCTGTTTCTTTAGAAGCTTCTTGATTTGAATTTTGTATCACTTCATTAGATACTATTTTACCATCACTTTTTGGTACAAAAACTTCTCTGCCTTCTTCTCCAACAATAACAGGTTCATCTTTTTTAACAGGACCACCATCAGCTAATCCTTTCATTTTTTCTATTTCGTTCTTAATTTTCTTGTTATTTTCCTTTTTTAAATTTGGATTTGCTTTATAATATAAAGTTTCGAGTAAAGGATTTTCAAATATGTAGTTACCATCTACAATTTTTATTGTTTGTAATTGCACAAATTTAATAATTTCATCTTTTGCTTCATCTTTTTCTTTTTGAGTTACATAGTCTGTTGTAGCCCATTTATCAATCTTATCTCTATATCGTTTTGAGAGGTCATTAAAGGCATTTGTATAACCAACTTTTACTACTGTATATCCAGACTTATTATCTTCTCTCAAAGCTTCTTTCATGTTCTTAAGAGTAGTTTCAAACTCTGGGTACGAAGACAACACCCCTTGAGAGTTTTCTCTATTAATTAATTTCAAAGCTTTTTCATATCTTGTTCTATCTTCATCAGTTGCAGTAGAGCCTAGTACAGCCATAAAACTATCAAGCCTTACTCTTGCTTTATCTCTATCGCCAAACTTGCCATTGTTATAGTCTCTTACAAATCTATCAAACCAAAGATCAACATTATCATTTCTTAAATTATATTCTTGAACAATAAATTGTTTTAAATCCTTGTGTCTTGCAACTAAAGCTTTGAGAGTTTTGACATTATTGACATACGTTGTCTGATCCATAGAAGTCCAATCCATACTACCTAAAGTTTGTGTTATATCTTTTTTATTTAATAGGCTTGCAAGGTCTTGTTCTTCTTTGTTTGCATCTTTTATCTTTTCATATATTTCTTTTTTAAGTTCTAAGATACTATCATCTTGATCTAAAAACTCTCCTAGTGTTTTTTGTACTGGTAATCCTTCTTTTGTAGTACCACTTGGTCCTACTGATACTGCTGACATAAAATCTATATAATCGTCTAACTCAGATTGTGCTTCTACCCAAGAAATATTTCCTCTTTCAAAATCATTTAAAATTCTATAACCATTTTTTTTAATTATCTCAATCATACCTGACGGAGAAACGACCTCTGATAAACCTAATCTATATGTATAGTTTGTATCTTCTTGAAGTAAAGATAATGCATAGCTTTCTCCATCTTGAAAATCTGCATCAATAATATTCTCTTCAATATTTTCATTGTATTTATCAATATTACGAAAATACAGCAACGAACTGTCTGTAAGCATACTTGTATAATTTTGTATGTTTGCATCTGCTTTTGCTTCTACCTGTTTAGTTATTGCTTTGCGTAAAGCTGCATTTTGTTGTGGAAAGAAAAATTGATTTAAAAGCTGTGGTCTTATTCCTTTGGTATCTAATAATTGAGTTTCTTTAAATTCGTTTATAGCTCCTTGAAACTCTTTAGAGTTAACATCAAACTGAGATAAAGGTATAGCAGTAGTACCACCTTCTTTATTTGGTACTTGAACAATATGATTTGCAAAGAATTGATTAGTTTTACCTTCTGCTATATTTCCTAAATTCATAGCAAGTTGTTTTTCAATTCCATACTCTATATACATATTTCCACCAACAAAATTTCTCATAATTCTGTTGCCTTTCTTTTCAGATAATTCTTTTTTTATCTGTGTAATTTGTTTATCATCAGCACCTAAAAGTAAATTCTGTCCTTCTAATACACCTTCTTGTTTTGCTTTATCAATTTGAAAGTTAACAAATCTCTGTAGTGTAGGATTGATGTCTGATAAGGTTTCAGCCAAACCCATCAAGCCAGTTTTAGGTAAAACAGTTACAGGGTTAACAAAGGTTTCTACAGGAGTTCTAGAGCTTTGACCTGCTGTACTTTGAAAATTTGTAGTGCCTACTTGTAAAACCATAATTAACCAGTTGGAAGTGCAGAAAGATACATACCAACACCTTGAGTGCCGATATTTAATAATGTTTGACCTAGACTTGGTATAGCGTTATAAGCTTCATTAATATTACTTTGTAATTGATTTCTTCTACCTTCAAACTGTGACTCTGTTGATTGAATATTAAATAGATACTGTCTTTGCATTGATTCAATACTTTGATTTACTTTCTCTCTATAGTTAGCAGCTTGTCTATCTTGATCCATTAATAATAATCCTACAGTTGTACCTGCTTGTTCTGAAGCTATTATAGATCGACTAGCTTGTAAAGCATCAATAGTTTTTGCAAACTTATCTTGTGCTGCAAATTTTTCTTCTTCTGCTTTTCTTTCTGAAAGAGCTAATTGTTTTTGTCTTTTATCGGCTTCTGCTGACCTGTTAGCTATTAATGCTTGATTATATGTTTGATCTGCTCTTTGCTGTGCAGCAGCCCTACCAACAAAAGCATTGGCAGCAGTAAGACCCAAGCCTATATTAAATGCGGCAGCAGCTTTACCTGTTAATTCTAATGCAGGTATTAAAGAAGTAACGCACATTTAGGCAATCCTTAAAAATTCGTAGAAAGGTTTTTTTTGATAACCATAACTCTCATGTAAATTTACAAATGTAAACCCAAGAGCTTTTAACCATTTTATAGCAGAAGTGTTTTCTGCATATACATAATTATAAAGTATTTTATAAGACTCAAGTAGATTATCAACCCATTTTCTGCCTTGTCTTATTAATTGTATTCTATATTTTTTATTATCAAACAAATCATCTGTAGCAACGCACCATATACAACCATCTTTCTGTACTCCACATAGACCTATAGGTTGACCTTCATCATCAGCAATAGTCATATTAGTCTTACTACCTAAAAAGGTATAGCTAAGAGCATCTTCTGGACTCATGCCTGTTTGATACAAAGCTTCAATCTTGTCCATGACTCTCATGTTTTCTACTACATATTTAAAATCTTCTAGCTTTGATTTTCTTAAATATCCCACTATATTCTTCTACTCCTTATATGGAATGTACCTTCATATTCTGCACTGGCTAAACGTGTAGGAAGAAATGTATCGTTTTTTATATCTATATCTACTCTGTCAGATTTACTCATTATCGGTACTTTAAATGTACCTGTATCTAGGTTTATCTGACCAATAGCAGCAGACGCAGCACCAAGCAAACGACCAGTAAATTTATGCGTACTTGTATTCCTATTCTCAGGTGTTACTTCTACTTTAAAGAATCCAGCATCTTCGTATTTAATATAAAAATGATGTAGCTGTAGTCTTGCTCCTACATACTCAGGTGAACCAGCACCTTGTTCTGTTAGCCTTTGTTTACTAAATCTATAGTGCATTTCATAAGGTTCACCAATAATAAACTTACTATTTCTGTAATCTCCTATCGCTGTAATGGTAGAAGTAGAGCCATTGATTGCGTTAGATGTTGATAGTACCTGTCCTGATGTAAGAGTCTTTGTATTTCCTTGAGCATCTACAAATGTGCTTGTCTCTCCACTGCCTAAATATCTACCAACAATATTCATGTTGGCTCTTAGTCGATATGGAACTGTAAAGGTAGATAGACCAGTACCAGAGCTATAAGATACTGATACTCCTGTAGTTGCTTCAGTTACTTTATGGTCAAGATGATATTCAAAACTAGCATTAGGTTCTCTAAACTCAGTTTCAAATGGTATCTTTTCTAGTGTTACTTTATTAGCTTCTTCTATAACAACAAACAAATCTGTACCAATAAAATCAACATTTAATATAGACCTGTTTGTATTGATGCTGTAGGTAAACCAAGCACTCAAAGCTTTTTGTCCACCATCTCCATATAACCATCTATATACATATAATTTATTGGCATTATCTGAACCCAAGACTACAAGAATATCTTGGTTGGTAGATACAGCCATCTTAAATACATTACTTGGTATGAGTCTTGGTACATGAATAGTGACGTTTGCTGCATCTCTTATCTGTGATTCTCCCTGTAAAATATATTCTCTAATACCTGCGAAAGAACCTTTTTGAGTTAAGAAATAAATAGAAGAACCAGAACCTACAGGCTGTGCTGCTGCACTACTTTCAAATTCAGTTACAACTATCACGTTAGCTGTTTTAGGAGTAAGGTTATCTGCTGAACTGGTCAATACAAACTGCGTCTGTTCAGAGAACAGAATAAGTTTTTCTCCCATAGTTACTGCACTTTTTAGTATTGCAACTTTTGTATGAGAAGCAGCTACGTCTATCGGTTCATTATCTAAAACAGATACAACTGTCTCAGGGAAGAAGTTAAAAAACTCTGATACTCTTGAAAGAACTACATTATCCCCTGCAAGAAACCCAAGTCTGTTTCTAAAAAAGAATACATTATTAATTTTATTGCCAATAAAAGAAGGGTCAGGTGCAGATATAACATCACCAACAGTTCTCTCTCCCCATTTTGGTAAGGTAAATGACTGACCACCTGCTGTATATGTATCTCCATCTACTCTTGCAAATCTAAAATTACCATCTGCCTGACGTATAAGAACGTGTGGCATTGTTGCATAATCAAACTTAAAAGGAATACCTGCTTCTACAGTTTCTTCCCATTGGCCTTCTTCAAATGCACCACCATTGTTAGTAACAAACTTAACGTAATAGTTATCAAAGTTTGTATCGTCATCTCCTTTTATTTCTACAACATAACCATCAGGAGAAACAGTAGGCAGATCAGTAAATCTTTGTACTGAATCTTTTATTATTGTCATCTTTGTATCGCCTTGTGTATCACTACCATCTATAGAAAAATTAGAATTATCATTCTTTCTTACATATAAAACAGGACCATTTCTAGCAATAGTAAAACCAGTAAGACCAGCATCAAGACCAGATTTTAAATCAGCAGCTATTGTATCTGTGCTGAGAGTAGAATCGGTTTGGGTGTTATCGGTAACTGTCACTCCATCTATCGTCACAGAATAAGTTGTACTTGCTGTTGCTTGGTTAATAAATATAATCGCCTTAGTGCCAGTACCACCGCTAAGTGTAGAGTCCATAGCTGCTGTAATACTTGTATTAACGACAAAAGTAAAGTCAGCAATAGTAACTGTCTTCATCACACTTCTAGGTGTAGAAGTATTTAAGTAGGCAGTACCATCAGGTTTGTTTACTGTTAGTTCAGTACCATCTAATTCAAATACTCTTACATTGCCATTGCTGAATATTGCTACATATCTTTCATTTGCATCTCTATTTATAGTTTGTATGTGAACATTACCAAGAGTTGAAGATTGTAATGCTGTCACAAACTGAAAACCACTGCGTTTTGTAAGACCAAGAACAGGATTACTATCAGCATTGTCTTGTATATCAGCATGATCTGGTTGCTTTAAAGCATCAGAAGATTGTGATATACCTCTCAATAATGTAGGTATAGCTCTTGATATAACAGGCATGGCTATCTAATTAATGCACTAGAAGGATTATAAGTATCAAAGATACTGGTAAGAGAAGGATCACCTCTTAGTAAGTTGTGATCTGCATTTGCATAATCTGTCTCTGTAAGTATAGTTCTTGCTCTTGTTTCATCTTCTTGTGTATATGTTCTTAGCCCTTGATCTCCTACCAATCTGTCAACAAAAACTCTTGCAGCTTTAATGTTGATATATCTTCTTGCCTGTTCTGGTATTTCATCAAAGTCTCTGAAATAAACAACAGTACAAATCAAGTCCTCATCAAATTCATACTTATTGTTCTGTCTATCGTATAGCTTCAATCCACGTTGAATAGGGTCAATAGTTGGGTGTTGATGTATATTTGCATCTACTCTTAATACATTTGCTGGCAAGCTTATCTGGTTTGACCCATTTCTTGTAAGAGTTACATCTGTTTCAGTATTAAAAGACCAGCCTTCTGATTGAATCTCTTTGTTAAATTCAGCAAGAGTTGATCTAGCAGTCACAGCATCTACTGGAAGTGTGCCTGTCAAACTATTTATTGGAGCTTCCGCAATAGCAGCCAACATAATGTTGATTGCTTCAAGCTCAGTGGTTGCAGCTACAGCCATTGTTTAATACTTTTTTATTTTAAGTGAATCCCTCCCACCTTTTTTCTTTTTCTTTTTTTTCTTTGATGAATACATGATGATAAAAAAAGGGTATCTAATAATAAGATACCCTATAAATTGAAATTAAGAAGCAGCAAGCTTAATAGTAGCTGCACATTCTGGTCTTAAGATTCCATGACCAAGTGCATACTTAGCAACCATTAATGTACCTTGATACATAATTCCGTAGTCAGAACCAGAGATCTCAGTAGTCATATCCATTAGTTTTACTGTACCAACAGCAGACTTATGGAAGACAAGACCAATAGTTTTACTATCGTCACCTGAGTAAGTATTGTTCGCACCAGTTGGGTTAGAAGATACGTTACTTTGAGGTACGTTGTTTGACATCATTATTGGTATGCCAGCAACTTGTTGTACCCTACCAGAAGCAAACGAACCATTACCCTGTGGGTTGAAGTCAACATCTACAGTTCTTGTAGCAGACTCAGCAAGCTTGTAATACTCAGCAGGTGGTAGTACACAGAAACGATCTGTTGGAGGAATGTCTCTTTCGTCCATTGTCTGTGCAATGTCATAGATAGCAGCAGCTATCTCATCACCTGATACAGCAGAAGAAGTAGTATTACCAGAACCAAGTGTTAAAACAATACCACCATTACCACCACTAAGGTTAGTAGAAGCTCTGGAAGCATTAGCAATTTGCTTGGCTACGTTCTGGTCATAGGTTCTAGCAAGTGCCTTACCTAGCTCATCAGCGTAAGTTGCTCTTACGTCATAATGATTCTTGAGTTCATCAATGTTAGCAATGAAACTCTGTGCAATTAGAAGATCATCAATGTTGATAATCTTTTCGTTTGCCTTGATTTGGTTAGCACCAACAAGAGGAGTTCCTACTGTATGGTAGGCAGCAGTCGCAGTTCCTAATACAGGAAACTGGGCTGATTTACCACTTGTGATAGTACGAACTGAATGAAGTTGCTCGTTAAAGATGTTGTTTCTGGCAAACGCAGTTAGCACTTCCCCAGAGAAAACCTTTAAAAACAGGGCATCAAATGATGTACCTGAATTGTTGACCAAACCAAGACGTGATACTGTGGCGTTAGCCATAGGAAAACTCCTTGATAAAATTTACAAATTTGAGAAACTAACTTCGTTTCAATCCTTTCTCTCAAGTGGTATCTGACGCATCAGGCACAAGGATATTTAGATTTCTACTCTGTTAATTTATACAGACCCACAATTCCACTTGCGTAGTGCAAGAGCTTTGCGAGTTAACTTGCCATCTTTTTTTAATGGTCCTTTTACCTTCGACATTCTTGCACAAAAAGATTTTCTTCTTGCTTTCTGTCTAGGAGAAAGACCTGTCTTTTTAGTAACAGGAGCTTGCAAGTTTCCACCTGTTGCTCGGTTGTATTTTCTACGACCAGAAGCAGTAAGACCACCAGTAGGGTCTTTATCCTTCTTAGTCATTGATACGCCCTTAGACATAAAAAATGTAAGCTATTTAAAATATAACACTATTACGCAATCTTTAAACTATTGCGATTATTTTTCTTACGTCTGTGCTGGTAGGCTATCTTCTTTGAACTGGTCTTGCTTGCTTTAAATCTTCTCTTCTCTCCACTACTCATTTCTTTTGTAGTCTTTGGAGTATCTTTACTAACTCTTTTTGAAGGTCTGCAAGCAGGGTAGCCACCACGCTTCTCTCCTTTCTGCCGACCACAAGGCTTACCTGTTTTTACATCTACCCATTCTTCTTTAAACCATCTGCGTAAACTCATTTGCCTACTTGTTTTTGTGCTGCTGTATGTGCAGCTTTAAATGAAGAACCCTCACGCATAAGCTTCTTCATCATGTCCATGTGTTTTTTGGAATGATGCTTTGAATGTTTGTTGAGAGTAACTATCTGTTTAGGTGTTAGCTTTGCCATTCTTCTTTTTCTTTTTGGAATTTTTAGACAAGATCATAAAATCTTTTCTGGTAATTTTCTTATCACCATCAACATCTAGTTTGTACTGTTTTCCTTTTAGTGGCATGATTAGGCAACCCTTAATGATTTTCTTGTGTAGCCAGAGGCAGTTCGCTTCTTGCCATCTGGTCCTTTGACCTGTCCTTTACAGACTTTAACAGCATAAGCATTAGCGTAAGCAGAAGGGTAAACCTTGAACTTACGCTTTGCTGCTGACTTACCTCTAGCACATAACTTAGTCATTAGCCGAATACATCACTACCAGCTAAACGTCTTTGTACGTCTTCTGTGTAGGTAACATCTTTACCATATCTCTTATCAGACATAGCAGCTACTACTTCTTGTGTTGACCTATAAGGTGTAGGTCCACTTGTTGCAGCACGACCAGAGTAAAGACTTGGTTCAACTCCCATAGCGTTTTGGTATCTAGTATATAGTCCTTGTACCATCATACTAAGTTGTGGTCCAGACATTGTGTTTGTTGCTTCATTGAAAGCTTCTATCTCTGGCTTGGATAGATTTTCTAAAGCCCAACTAACCATCTTGCCATAGGCTTCATCTCCACCTATAGAATCTCTAATACCTTTTACTTCTTCTTGTGCTAGTTCTTCTGCTGCACCTTCTTCACCTTCAATGTATCCTCTCTCAACTGCTACTCCTTTTAAGTAAGAATCAACAGCATTTGCAGATAAGCCAGCATCTAATAAAGATTGATACATTTCTTCTGGTATCTCTCCTTCATTCTTATCAAACTCAGCAGCTATCTTATATGGATCTATATTGTTTTCTTTAAATAGTTCTCCTAAAATTTCTCCATAGTTTTCATTTACAGAATTGTAATCTACAGTTCCATCTTCTTGGTAATAATCTTTATACGATTCTGGTACTTCTGTAGTTTCTTCTTCAGATACTTGATCTTCTTCTGTAACAGAACCAAGCTTACCTTCTAGTTCTTTGTAGCTGTTTGCTAAATCTTCTACAGTTTTAAACTTACCAGCATACAAACCATTCTCATCTTTAAGACCTTCAAGATCTTGTTGAGACATTGGTGGTGTTTCAGATACCTGTACTTGTGATGAAGTCATAATTTTTTTTGGTTAGTTAAACGTCATTGTATTACCATTCTTGGTCTTGACCACCTTTGGTTCTGTTGGTTCGGGTGTATCGTTAACACCTAGTTCGCTAACGACTGCTTTTTCAGAGACAAACTTTCCGTCTTCATCTCTTTCTCTAGGCTTCTTGGTTGGCATCAGGTGTTCCTCCTTGTTGTTGTAATTGTTGTGCTTGTGCATCAGCTAAACCTGCTTCTGCATTTACTTTAGGATCAAGTAATCGTGACCCTAAAGCAGCAGGTCCAAGACTTTGAATAAGCTGTTGTTGTGCAGCAGCTTGTTGTTCTTCTTGGATTTGTTCTTGTGTTTTTACTAGGTTAGCAGTATCTATACCGATACTGGTAGCTAGTCTTTTCACCGCTTCATCTACATTTACGTACTGTCTCATCACATCTGGTCCTAATGCTTGAGCTACAGTTCCAATAAACTCAATCAGTTTATTTCTATCGTTACCTCTACCAAGACCTTGAAGTCCTGTTACTATCTTGGGTTTGACCAGTTCATCAGGCAGTTTGGGAACTTTACCTTGTCTTACTAATAAGTGCATACGTCTTCTTAGATATGGTAGTTGAAACTCTTGAGTCAAGATACTGTAGATACCACCAAGACTATTCTCTAGTTCTTGTGCCATAAGATTTATCTCGGCTGCTGTTACTCTTTCTGCATCACGTTGAACTGATCTTGCCATTAAGAAAGCAAACTCAAGTCTTGCTTCTATTCTTTGTATTGCACTAAAAGCAACAGAGAAGTCTGCACTCTTGCCAACTTGCATGACAGAAATATCTGAGGATTGCCCTTCACGAATAGCTCCATTCGGTGCTTTAGCTATAGTCGCTGCCCTTGTAATTCCATTGGGGTTAACAAGAAATAATGTTTTTGCACTAGCAGCAGCACCTTCAATTATTGCTTGCATTAAAGACTCAAGACTAATCAAGTCACCACGATACTCTTCTACATATCCTCTACCATAATCTTCGCCATCAACTCTAATAAATCTAAGAGGTATGAAAGGAGTAACATCTACCTTTGATCTGCCATCTGTGTTTGGTATCTTTTCTCCTTTACATTCTTGAAACCAAAAGAAGTCATCATTCATTCTTTTGATTGATGTATATATATCCAAGTCTCCCTTCATTGTTTCTGCGTCATAGTTCTCTTTCTTCTTGATCTGTTCTAAGAACTCAAGAGGTAGAGCCTGTGGGTGTACTGTTTCTTTGATAAGTATTTCTAAAACATTACCAACCTCATCACGCTTACAAACAAACTTAGATAGTGGATATACTTTCAGTCCTTTATCTGTCAGATATAACAAGACGTTCCCTGATACTACAAGATGCTTGAGTGCTTCAAACATAGCAACTCTATCGTTAGATATTTCTATCTGATTCATCAAAGCATTTTCTATTGTGCGTAGTCCTTTATCTATCTCACTTTGTAGTGCTTCTTGTCCTTGCTTTCTTATCTCAAGATCATCTATTTCTAATTTAAAAAATGCTGTGCTTGGTGGTAGCAGAGTCATTAATAATTTATTCGATAAACTATTTACACCACGACTACCTGTTGCTTGAAAGGGTGTCTTGATTCTAGCTCTAGTACCTGATGTCTGTTCTGGTATCAGACTAGGTATGGTTAGCTTAGAAGATTCTTTCGCTTCTCTATCATAGACAGACCTGCTACTAACAAGTGCTTCATATCTACCTGCTGCTGTTGTTCCTTGTGCGGAGTATTCCATTTTATGAGTAGTTTAGATTACCAGCGTTTGTGCTATTAGCAAGCAAAGGTATTTGTAAAGACCTAGTACCTAATCGTCTTGGGGCTATAGCTCTAGCCATTCTTCCACCTGTAACTTTCTGACCTGTTTTCTTTCTCTTAACTTTGGGTTGACCCATAGTTCTATCATCACTAATCGCAACCTTTGTTGCAGTAGGTTCTATAGGAGAATCAACTGGTTCTGGATCTGGTAATGGTGGGGGTGATGGGCTTCTGAAACACATAATTAAACTCTCCCTGCGGATCTAGACATAGACTTGTTATTCATTCTAGCCTTTGCTAGGCTTTTTGCCTTTGCTTTATTTTTAGCAAGGTTAGCTTTTTGTTGTGCAGTTTTATTACCACCTCCACCACTACTTGTAAGTTTCTCAGTAGTTGTAAGGTTAGGGTCTACATAAGTTCCTTCTTCTTTCTGTCTTTTTATCTTTAAAGTCTCTGTCGCTTTTGTTGTATCTTTAGGTTCATCAACTCCTGTCTGTGAACCAGTTACAGTTACAGGTCTGTTCTGATATTCACGTTTAGGTGTAGTCATTCTACCTCCACCACCAAGACACATAGCTAGTTCTCCAATACTCTGTTAGTCAACATGGTTTCTTTTTGTCTTAGTTGCTGTTCAATAAGATAATCAACAACAGACCTTTGCCCTGCACGATACCACACTTCTCGATCTGATAGCGATAGGTCTGGGCATCTGTTAGGAAACACAGCATCTAAAGCTTGTATAAGTTCGTCAGTAATTACTGGTAAAGACACAAAAGTTAAAGAGCTATATTTATATTATATGTTAGCCTGTAGATAGCAAGGAGTGGTTACCTTGTTGCAACGCTAAGAAAACCTCAAGGGTGTGGTTCCTCTTGGGGTTTTCTTTATGGGTTCCAAAGTTTTACTTCTCCTGTATTGTAATCATAATCTCCTTCTCGCAGTATCCTTGTAAGCCTTGCATTCAAGATAGCATCAGCAATCGTATAACCTTTTTTAGTATATGTCTCCTGTACCTTAGACCATAGTGCTTCTTTAGTATCAGGTGTACTAGCCAAAGTCTTTGAAGCAGTAACCATACCCATACCTTTGATACCTAGTATCCCATCACCAGCATCACCAGCTAACGACATCTCAAACCAATGTCTAGTTGCTTTCTTGTTTGTGATATGTTCTATCGAATCATCAGCTATAAGTTTGCATGGTAGTGTTCTCATATCTTTATCTACTGAAACTATTATTGGGTCTTTGTATCTGCCATTGGTAGCAAGCAAACCTAGTACGTCATCTCCTTCTAGGTTTTCATAGGCAACAGTTTCATATCTTTCTTTTACTTCTTTGATAACACTCTTGAGTGCAAGTGGTTTACGTTTACCTATCCTGTTGATCTTGTACTCAGGAAATATCTCGTGTCGAAATGTAGGATAGGAAGTAAAGCACATAACTATGTCATGCTTGCTGTCAGCAATACTTCTATACACATCTAGTCTGTTCTCTATCAAATTAAGTATGTCTCTTTCATCAGAGTGAAGAGTATGCTCCCACTCATTCCATTTTGTGTCTTGCTCACAAGCACAGCAAGAATTGTAAACCAACCAATCAGCATCAATAAGTAAAGTCATAGCTAAATAAAATCCTCATATACAACAAGCCGACCTGTCTTCTGGTCGTACAATAATTTATCTACTTCTCCTGTCATACCAGTATGTCTAGACTTCAATACTTTTAACTGTAGTCTCTGCCTTTCACTAGCATCTCCTGTCTGGTTTCTTGATGCAGAAAGTACAACATCAGAAAGTTGAAGAAGACTATGCGATCCTCTCAAGTCTGATGTATCTACTTCTCTTCCAGACTCATGTGATTGTCCTTGTGGTCTGCGTAGATGACTGACCAATACGATAGCTATACCAGTTGCTTCACTTAAACTTCTAAGCTTGGTCATTATTATATCTATTGCTTTGCGTTCATTATCTAGTTCAAGACCAGACAAGACTATGCTTATGTGATCTAGTATGACTACCTTTACTCCATCAACAGTAGCTAAATATCTTATTTGTTCTAGTAATACATCAGGCTCAAGACTTCCGAAGTGATTGTATAAAAAAAGATTGCGTGTTGATGTGAGGTTATCAAACGCAATCCGCAGATCATCTTTAGTTATGACATCTTCATTTAAGTGCAAAGGAATATTCAAGTCAATACCTACAAGACCTTGAAGAGTTCTTTGTACTGATTCTTCCAACCCAATGTAACCAACCTTTAGATTTCTTTTGAGGAAGTGGTGGCATAGTTCTCTGCATATCGTGGATTTACCTGCACCACTAGCACTTGCTACTGTGAATAGCTGACTAGGAAACAAACCTCTTGTGTATTCGTTTAGCTTTGGAAATGGAAAGTCTGATACAGGTTTACTTGTTTCTTTGGTAAACAAATCCCAAGCGTCTGCTGCATTAATAAGAGAGTCAGGTCTTACTGGTCTAGCTTTCCATAGTCTGTCTTTAATAAGATCACCTTCTCCTAATACAAGATGATCGTTTATATCATTACGATCTAGTCTTGCTATGGCTGCCTTACCTCTTGGTAATACCTCCATACATTTCTCTGCTGCTTTATTACCAGCTTCATCATTATCAAAGCAGATAACGATACGACAAAAACTATCAAGCCATTTGTAGTTAGCTGCTAGATACTTAGCTGCTGACTGCACTCCTGATGGTATAGAAACACAGGGAAACTTATTACCTTGTATTTGACTAGCACTCATGCAATCTATCTCTCCTTCGCAAACAGTTATAAAGACAGAACCATTACCTCCATGTTGTCTCCATAGATGCTGACCCCATAGCTGTACCTTTGACATATCTCCTATCCATATAAACTTCTTATCTTGAAAGCGTATATGTTGTGCAACATCATTACCTTTCTGATCTTTATATGTAGCTACCTGTACTGGTTGTCTTCTGTACTCTGACATACCATATCCAAATAGTTCTGAAGTTTCCTTAGTGATCCCACGTTTAGGTAAAGCTATTGGTGTTACCTTTAATAGCTGTGGGTTTGGTTTATATATAGGAATGATTTTAGTGGTCACTGGTTTTTCTTTTTTATCTGGGTAGTAAGTGTAGCCACAGTCCATAGTGAAGCAATGGTGGTGTCCATCATCAAAGACTGCACAGTTTTTTTTACCGCACTCAGGGCAAACTATTTTGTTTTTGTATTGGCTCTTCATACCAATCATCAGGAATAAATTTGTCGCAGTATTGGAACCCATGTCTCGTACACCAATCGGCATACGAGATAGAGTTCTTAGCTTTAGATAGTTTGGTTCTACTATTTTGAAAGCAGAACCTTATATCTAATTCGGGTCGTTTCTTCTTAATCGCAAGATGTTTTCGTCTATCTTCTTTGGAGAAGTAGCCCTTCGTTTCAACAATGAAATTGTCGAGAATAAAGTCAGGCTTGTAGCAGCAAGTAATTTCATAGTCAATGCTGATTGTTTCATAGGTAAATACAATTTTCTTTTTGGTTAAGTTGTCAGCAAACGTAGCTTCAAACTTACTCTTGTATTTAGAAGTCGGCTGCTGATGACGCAGTGCTTTTCTCTTCATAACTACTCGGTGCTTCTGCTTGAAAGTCTGGGCTGCCTGTCCATTCAACGTGCTTTCTAACTATGACTTGTAAAGGTTGGCATCTTATACCGACACCATTAGCACCTGCGTCATAGCCACTACACTTCATAGACATCTGCCCTTCTGTCATAGGACTAATCTTTTCATACTGTTCTTTTTCTTCGTCTGTCATTAGACGTAGTGGGTCTTCATTAGCCCAGAAAGTAACAGGTGGATTAGTCCATACTTCTCCATTTTGTTTTACTCCACCAGCTTTCTTGCTTGTCTTGATGACTAGGTAATCATCTTCTAAGTAATAAGGTAGTGCAGGTTCGCCAAACTTATTCTTGGTAAGAGTAAACTTTCTATCTGGATAATGTTCTTTTAATGAAACCTTCCATCTATCAAGTAGTTCTTCTAGCTGTGAGTAGATATGTTCTACTGCATCAACTTCTCTACCCATACTGTCTTTCATCATTATGCCTTTCTTGATAAGACATTCTGCTTTATATTTCTTGATACCCTTGTACTCGTCAGGGGTTACAAGATATGAATACCTAAAATTAGTAGGGTTAGGTGTGACTATCTTAATAGTCTCAGCCTTGAGTTCTTCCATGTTTGTTACCTTGGTTTGGTTTCCGTTTTATTGCGTCTATAAAAGACGTTCCCTAACTATACCTTGATCTCTTGTCATGTAAATATATATGGTGCTGTCAACACATCTGTAATGTTATAGTCTCCCATATCTAGTGCTGCTGGTAACTTACTTGTATCGCTTAATTGTTGTGTTGTTTGGTGGTATAGATTATCAAGATTGTTGTCACTATAAATGTTAAAGAAACTTTGCTTTACACATTCGATAAATCTTTGAAGCTCACTAGCTGGACTGCCATAGCAATCATGTATAACACAAAAGTTTTTTAGTCCATGTTTACTAGCTTCAACTAAACTCATGTGACAATGTGCAGCATCAAGACTATGAATATAATTACTAGGAAAACCCTGTGCCTGTTTGCGTTTATCTACCTTAGTTGTATCAGGTTCAGCCAGACTTAACCTTACACTTGAGTTACTTAGTTTAGTCTTCACTCTTTTAACATCATTCTTGTAGTAGTTTTGTTGTACAAGAAAGCCTGATGGTGTATGCCAAGAGATAGGTTTGTTTTCTTTATTGAAACATAACGCTGTAGTCTGCAAGTACTTTAATACTTCATAGCTTTCTGGGGTTACATACTTAACTGCCTGTTCAATCATGGTTGCTAAATAAAAATTATTCTTAAAATTTTTTGCCATAGAAACATTTTCATTTACAAAATATTTTTCTATGTAGTTAGCTATGCCGAATGTAGTTGAGTTATATGGAATCATAAGTACAGGTTTCTTTATAAACTTTCTAGTCAACATATCTTTCTGTGCATACCAGACCTCAGCCTGTTCAGCTTTGTCATACTTCAACAGCATCAAGAGAACATCAAGTATTTGTTTATATAAATCTTGTGGTTCATTAACATTTTGTAGGTTAACTTTGTTAGCTAGATGTTGATTAGATATAAGACCTGCTATGTGTTGATAGCCATTGTTCGTACCATCAAGACAGCAGACATGATGAGACTTATAACCCCAACCATGAAGCTGATACTCTGACCACTCTTTACACCAAGCAAGAAACTGAAAAGGTTCTTTTGCTTTACCCCAGATACCAACGCTACCAATCGGGTCTTTATAAACTTCTTCAGCAAAGTCAGTACCTTCTATGTAAGCCCACTCTAATCTTTCCTCATAGGTATGTTTATTCATACCCCAATGGTTTGCACCTGCTATGGCTAACCAATTAAGTTGTTGTTTATTATTAATCGCTACACCTTGATGGAATCTATGTAGCCCTCTAGCTATGTCATTACCTTGTGGGTGGAAGTGTGCAGTAAGTGGGTACATACGACCAGTAAAATCAAACTGATAAACGTGATAAAATTTTTCGTCACAATATCTTTTTGCTGTATCAATCATGGATAGTATTTGATACCGCTTGACCATATTCTGTGCGTTCATATCATGGATTAAAGAAGCTAAGTATCTCCACTCTTTTCGTGCTTCCTTATTGGTATCTATATCGAGTGGTTTTGTTGGCAGTTCTGCAAGCTCCCTATCAATCAATGAACCAACCTCTATTCGTTCCTCCCAACAGTATTCAAGAGTTTCTAATACAAATTGATTTACACCCCAAGCTGTCTGACTCGCCAGAGTTAACGCTTTCAGACTTGTTGTTAAGTCTTCTGCTCGTAGTGTGTTTAGGTAGTCTTGATTAGAACTCTTGATTGCTTTTGTTTTTAATCTGTCTGTAAAGTAACCACCATCATCTATAGACTTCCAAGGTCTAGGTACATCAAGACAAGGTAGGTAGATAGGAAAAGCAGCAATTCTATTTGATCTTCCCTGCCTTATATATTTCATAAACCTATCAGTAAAGACAACATAACTTGTAGTTGCTTTGCCTACCCTCTTGTTTATAAGGTTGACCATATTAATTTTTATCATTATCAACTCAATCAACTTAAGCCCAACCTTAAGTTTATTACCCCTTGTCCAAGTCTTAAACTCATGGCCTTTACTGTTCATGTGATAGACCATAAGGTTTCTTTTATAGCCTTCGTTCTTGGTATCTCTGGTATGTTTCTTTATGTTCTTAAAATGTTTAGGGTCTAGCTCTTCAAACTTAGTAAACCTAAGTTCGTCTTCTAGCATCTGCCCTATCTTGAGTGCAGTAGATACAGTTGTCTTTAACTGCGAAGCATTATCTAGTAATACTTTGAAAGCAATAAAGGCAACTACATCTACGTCTGGGAACTGAGAAAGAAACAAAGCAGAGACAGCTTTGACTCCTACCTTACCGCTAAGACTTTCATCTATATGATCTTGTATTGCTTTGCTTAACTTCTGTAGTCCTGACTCTATGATGTTGCGAGCATAATAGTTTTCGGACTCTCTGCCCTTCTCTATGTTTTTGTTTTGTTTACTGATCTTGTTATAGGCTGAGATACTAGAGATACTTTGCTCTAGCTCTAGTTGTTTCTTGCTAGGCTCAGTCATTTAATACATCAACTACAGAGTGCAAAGCCTTTGGTGCTAAGTGTGCATAGATCATGGTGTTCTCTATGTCCTCATGCCCTAGCCAATCCTTGACTAACAGTATCGGTACTCCTCTTTGTACTAGCCTTGATGCGCAGGTATGTCGGCATAGGTGGATAGTATAAAACTTCTTATCGGCATAGCCTAACTCGTTCCTAGCCTTCTGCCATATAGCATTTAGTTCGCTGTAGTCATAGCTAAAGATAGTATCAAAGTCTTTACTGTGATTGTAATAACTTTGCATTGTTTCTCTAACCCTGTTAGTCATAGGTACAGCTACAGCTTGATCGTTCTTTCTATCGTTGAAATTAATTTGGTTGTTATCATAATCAACAAATCTTTTTTCTAGATTAAGAAGTTCATTCACTCTGCAACCAAGATCAATAAGACAAGTGATAATATATTTAGCTTGATAATGAGAATTGGTTTCTAAATAATTTAGTAGCTCGTCCTCCATATCTTTGGTTAGGTAATGCACCTTACTGTTCTTTGTTGGTCTAGGTTTTGGCATCTTAATCATCTCAATAAATCCGTCTTCCTCCATCTCTTGAAG